CTGGGAAATATGAATATGAACATCATGCTTACCATCAAGTGAAAGATGTCAGGGACAGTTAAAAATTGTATAGAAATGGCAATTTGAAAATGTACAATTATGGCAGTTTAAGATGGCGATTTATGAGTAGTCGCAGATATCGTCATAATATCACTACCTCTAATCGTTGAGTACCGGTTGCTTGTCATTTACATTACCAGAATTTTGATAAGCAAAAAGCGCCCAATCAGTATCCAAACTGATGAGCGCTGGTGACTGCTACTTGGACAGTCGCTTAATTAATTTTTAACGTGCTTATTAGGCACGATGATAAATACTAAGCACAAATGCCACATTGGGAGTTGTCTCCTTTCAGCACAAGTTAGGTTTCCTAAGCCTGCTCATGTGTGCTTTATTAATGTAACATAATCAGAGTATGTTATAATGACTTTGTGATAAATACTAAGCCGTGTGCAGTGAGTGCTTCCTAACTTACAAGCTGGCTGGGCGCTCCTCAAAAGGGCGCTCTTTTATTAGCTCACAGTATCATGCTGTGGGCTTTTTTGTTTGCTCTTAAGCTTGGCTGACAGCCGTATTAGCAGACCCAGCATCTTGATAGATGTTGAGCCGTACCTTCTGAATCAAAAGTGATGCTACTAATACGCACCGATTAGTCTTGCGATCGTTGAAGCGGCGCTGACTTCAACGATTTCATTTTGAGCCATCAAAAAAGGCCTCCTATATATGAGTTTCCTCAAGTATAGGTGGTCCGTGTGGCGGTTGGAATACGTGTTGTTACTGTGTGCTTACCCAAGATCTTTTAAGAATTCACGTTTCATTGCGATCCGTTTAGCGTTAATTGTTGATTCGGTTACGACCCGCGATAGATACATAAGTCATTAGCACCAACCATCATAAGAATAATCAGGATAAATGTTACGTTCGATAGCACCTAAAATAAAATCATATGTCATGCTTTCGTAATGAGTAGTCATCTCTTCAGCATAATCCAATTTATAGGCTTTTGTTTCTTTGTTAACAGTCATATTTCCTATAGTTTTGTGAGTGTCGCCATTAACCATACGATACGTAACCTCATTGTCTATATTAGATACTAGGTACCATTCAACCACGGATTTTTGCCTGCCTTTCTTCTAAAACTTGGTTCAGTTAAACAATTTCTAATGTATTACCTTTAAATTCCCCATTAACTATCAATGAGCTTTTACCAGACAATGCCAGCTTACCATTAGGAACCAATTCAGAAACTTCAAACGTATTGCCAAGTTCATCCCTTAAAGTTTGTCCAGCTTTAATATTAATCGATGGAATTGTAATCACGCTGATATTCTTTTGAGAAAAAAATTGTTTATCAATCACTTCCATTTTTCCCACTCCATTCTTTAGACTTACGCTCATACAATTTCCTAAGTTGTTCCGTTTCCTTAACTTCATTACCAGATGTCTGTCAATATTAGTGATTATCATCTAACTCAATCGAATCGACATCGTCAAAAGCTATTCCATTTCCATACGAATTGCTGCCAGTTGTGTTATAGATAATGGCATTTAATTTAGGCTCATCATCTTCATCGTTGCGTTGGAATTCATCATCCGTATTTACAATGTATAAATGCAATGTGCGTCCATCTTTCATATGAACAACCACCCATGAACCAGCAAAATTATTATTAACATCCCCTAGATTAGTTTTCGGTGTTATTTTCATTCTTCGGCAACTCCTTTGGCAAGGTAGGCACTGCATGACATCTTTTCTTTGATTGGTGGGCTTTCATCCTAGTAGCATCAGTATTTTTACCGTTAATGGCTGCACAGATGCCAATAGATCGGATTAAATTCGTAATAATCACCAAATCTACTAAAACTAATTATTAATTCTTTGCCCATATAGCATCGTGCCAATATATACTGACTATCAAATGTGGTATTGACGTGATTGTTAATTCGTTTTCATTGCGATCTGTTTGTCATTAACTGTTGATTCAGTTACGACCCGCGAGAATTGATTGCATACAGAAAGAACAGTTTAACAATATGTCCAGGTTATAAGAAATTAAAAAGCGGATTGTTGTACCCCGTCAATTAACACCAGCCATCAAAAGCAAATTTAGGATAATTGTCCCGCTCGATAGCACCTAAAATAAATTTATACGTTGCACTTTCATAATGAGTAGTCATCTCTTCAGCATAATCTAGTTCATAGGCTTTTGTTTTTTATCAACAGTAATATTAGACCATTGACGCTAAAACAAAAAACGATACACTGCATTTGAGATTGAAAGAACAGCGTATCGATGTATGTCATCCAGCAGCGGGTTGGCCACTCTAATAGTCGAGTTACTCAAGAAATCTACACACGCGTTACTCACGAAGCGCTTGTGAAAAATCGTGATCAATTGGAAAATTTATAGCAAAGTGTCTGCCAGTTGTCTGCCACAAGCAAATAATTGGCAAAAATTCACAAACTCAATTGGCATTTTGAAAATTAGGCAAAAAGAAAAACCCTTGCACAGCAAGGGTTTTGGTCGACACTCGACTACTTAACGTCGCGACGGCGTTCAGGAATACGAGCGGACTTACCAGTACGTTCACGGAATTAATGGTGGCATTCACTAACATCCCATAGTGGTGTTAATACCATGTCACTACCTATTTCATTTTTATCTAAGTTAGTAAATACATTCAATATTGTATCACTATACTTTCACATTTTTGCTACCTAATGGCTACCCAGTGACTACTTCACAAGTCTATCTTTTGCAGACAGAAAAATACTGATATAAAGGCATTCTTTATTTTGATCGTACCTAGATACGTATTTTAAAATAAGCCTATCTAATCATATACAATCATTTATAATTAAAATTAGTAAAGTTTCTAAATATGGAGATGATTAATTTGGCTTTTTGGAACAAACCAGACCCAGATAAGCCTAAGCAGAATGGCTTTGAGAAGTATGGTGAAAAATATATTAACGAAAACTTTCTTCAAGACGTTGACCCAAAGTATCGCGACATGCTTAATCGGATTGGCTTCAGCGAAAACTTCATCATGTCTGCACCATCTTTCACTAGCAATGATACCAAGACCCTATATCATGAGTTGGATGTGATTAAGATGCAGAATACTATTCTGATTCGCCAAAACGATGAGATCATCAAGGAACTCAAGAAACTAAATCGTCCAAAATCTGAATGACGTTAAAAGCTGAACTATTGGGAGGTCATACATAATGGCAAAACAAATTAAAGGCGAAGACGGTAAGGTGTATGTTGAAAAGAAACCTTTTTACAAACGAGTTTGGTTCTGGATCCTCGTTGTACTGGTTATCTTTATCGGCTCTGCAGCGGTGAGCGGTGGGAGTAACAGCTCATCATCAAGCAGTTCATCGCCTTCTGCCAAATCTAGCTCTAGTTCCTCATCTCATGTCTCTGCAACCAAGGTAGCAGCATTAAAATCCGCTCAAACTTATTCTGACACCATGCACATGTCTAAGCAAGGTATTTATGATCAATTGACGTCTGATGCTGGTGATAAGTTTGATGATGCTTCAGCTCAATACGCTGTTGACCATGTCAAGGCTGACTGGAATAAGAATGCTCTGAAAGCTGCAGAGAGCTACCAGAAGGATCAAAACATGTCTCCTGAGGCGATTCGTGATCAGCTTACTTCTGACGCCGGTGACAAGTTCACACAAGATCAAGCTGACTACGCAGTCAGCCATTTACCACAATAATTATACATATGTAAACAAAAAGACAGCCCTAGCTATCATGCCAGGACTGTCTTTTATTATTCGGTTACATCTATTAATGTTAGGTCTGAAATCTGACCGGTTAACGATTCACAATCGGACTTTTTCCAACGGAAAAGAAAATGCTTAGTGTTACTACTATTATCTGACGTTGGATCGTAGACGATAGTCTGGCTATACTGTCGCCAATCATCAGTCAACGTTGTGAAATTCAACGAATCAGTTTCACTCGTAGACCCTTTGTTAGTCCAAGCATACAGGTGGCTACGCACAATGCCAGTTCCTCGTGCCATATAGCTTAGCTTGTAGGTATGCCCTGGTGTCAAGTTTACATCTTTCTTGTAGAAATCAACGTATTCGACACTTGAACTCTTGACGTCAAAACTAAGGACGGCATTAGTGATTTTGGTTTGAACCGTAGTATCATTTGTCGTCCAATTGCTTAAAGCATCGTTCGTAGCCCAATCAGCTAACAGGTTGGTCTGCGCTACCCCCCCCGCTTCGATTAACACTTGATCACTAATTTCAAACCAGTCGCCAGATTTACCATCTGCATAAACATTTACACCTTTTGCTGAATCGAAAATAGTTTCGACGGTTTGCCAGTCAGTAGTAATCATGGTTTGATCAAAGATTGCATCAGTATTGCCAAATTGAGTTAGCTGCATCGACTCATTAGCTCTAATCTTGCAACGTAAAATGTATTTTTTACCGTTTGCAATTGGCGCAACTTTTGATGCCCACAATCCTCTGATTGTCGAATCTATGAACGTAAAACGATCAGTGCCAATTTCTGGGGATGATAACTTACCTAATGTAGCGTTCCAGGTGATTTTGGAAGTTGCCGTAATTAAGTTGTGGTTGATTCCGATAGCTCCCAGGATGGCATCAGTTACCCCCTCCCATTTTTTGACAGCCGCCTTCAATGTGTCAATCTCGGACTGGATATCTTGTGCACACCAACTGAACGGTGTTGCCATAGATCCTTGTTCTACTTTTAACTTAACAACTGGATTGCCATTAGAATCAATCAAATCGTTAGGACTAATGTTACTATCGTCCGTCTTAGCTAATGCAATGGCAATGTATCTAGCGCTGTTGGTTAATTTAACAGTATATGGGCTTGTTGTGTGCCAGATGCTATTCGCCTGCTTACCGATATAGTTTTTATTGGCGTCGTATTCTAGCAGAAAGACTTTCCAACCATCAGCCCAACTAATAGTGATCGTTCCCGTTGCTGGTGTTACATCGTAAGCATTATTCCCTGGCATAATACGATTGAAAGCATTCCAACTAATAAATGTTTGCTTCCAATCTACCCCAGCCGGATTATTCTCGCCAAGTGTCCCAACAACCCAACTGTTAGGCAAATTGCTATAAATGTTAGTTGACGTTGGAAGATTGCTAATCTTAGCATCCACGCTATTTGCGACATTTAATGTATTGGTAGCAGTAGCGTTTGTTTCTCCCTGTACCCCCTGTGGAATACCTAGATCAAGCGTGTAGGTACCATTGTCACCAGTTAAATCAGCTGTTGGTGCCTGGTCGGGATTCAGCTTAGTTACCGTGCCGATTTTAAGCGTAGGTGCTGGGCCAACATTACCTTTCTCACCTTGGATACCTTGCGGAATGTTGAACGTCAATTGATTTTCACCATTGGTGATGGACTGCGTTACTGACGCTTTGCTTCCGGCAGGCAGCGTGTTGGTGGCAACCACTTTGACATTCTGCCCTGCTTTGTGCAGATCGTCGATGATGCCGTTGATATCAATGGTCGGATCAACCGTCCCCAGTGTATCATTGGCATTTCGATGCACTCGAAACTCCATCACTCCAGCCGATGGATAGATAGTAGTAGATCCGTTATAGCTCTCCCAAAGTTCCAAGCCGTAGTCACCATTTGGCAATCTAGTTAAATTACTCGATGATAACTTGATTGTGTTACCAGAAATTGTAACTGGGTACTCGCCAACATACTTATCTTCCTTAGACACCTTAGCCTTCCACGTGTGGCTGGCATTAGGTGTAATCGGCTGTTTGTCGTCTGTATACAGAGTAATGGCGATAACGTTAGTCGTATCCTCACGTTTGAAATCATCATATGCGATGTCAAATAGTGTCACTCTGATCACTCCTATTCAAACTTACCGAAAGCTTCACCAGTTTTAGAGTCTCTGACAGCTACATACCCATATTGGCCATTAGCGCGTGGCTGGCGTACATAGACATAATCTTTGCCCCGAGACCAAGCATCATACTTAACCACACTGCCAGCAGTAAGCACACTAATTACGGAAGCGCTAGGCCGTGCACCCCAACGCAGATGCAGCGTGTAGTTTGGCCCGACAATGAATTTGCCATTTTCAGCAGTCCACTTATCACCTAAGTTATCTGTCCATGTCTTAGAGGCAGCAACTGGCTTAGGCGTTGGCGTATTAACGACAGTCTTAGATTCCGGAGTAGCATTAGCATTAGTGTAAAAACCGCTAAAGTCGTATGACATATCAACACCATTGCCAGCGATGTTGTAGTCACTGGAGAACTGCCACGTACCTACGTTGTCAACACCTGGTTGTGATACGCCGTAGTTCGCAACCCATTTGTTTTTAGCGATCAGTTGAGCTGCATTAAGTCGGCCTTGCCAGAACCACGATGCCATCGAGTAAATGTCTACCTTAGGATAGCCAGCATCTTTAACGGCTTGTAGAAAAGCGTTGGCATCACTAGTTGCATACTTGGCATTGGCCTTGTCTTCGATGTCCAGCGCTAAGACCGATTCTGGCCCCAGGCCAAACTGCTTTGCATGATCAACAAACCACTTAGCTTCGTTGCGTGCGTCTTGTGCGCCATTGAAACGCGCATAGTGATAACCATGTACTAACAATCCGACAGACCTTGCATTGTTAATCTGTGCCTGAGCTTTAGGATTAACGTAGGCATCACCATCTGCCGAGCCTTGAGTTAGCTTAACGATGACCGCTTTAACGCCTGCGTTTTTAGCAGCTTGAAAAAAACTGATCGTATCTGGTTGATACCCGGATACGTCCATAACAAGATTAGCCATTTTTGTGATCTCCTTTCTTCGCACCCGTGATTGCACTGTAATCAGTTGCATCGTAATCAGACTGCAACTTGACTAAAAAGCTTTTGATCTGCGGCGGTAAATACAACCCCATCTCTCCCCAGTTCTCGACAATCGATGTCAAATAGTTAATGATAAAGCCCCACACCATCGTTTGCGCTAACCAGTCAAAACCTAGACTAATGAGATATGGATAGATACTGATGATGCTAACCAGAACTAATGTATGTTTAATTAATCCTAAAAGCCCTTTGGTTGAGTTGGTTTTACGGATAAATGCCGATCTGATATATCCAGTAACTACGTCGGTAATTACGCACCAGACAAACGCAATGATAAGCGGATCATCAACCATCTGCTGAACTTGGCGAAACATTAAAATATGATAAGGCACGCTCAAAATCTCCCTTCTAGGCCGCCCAAATAAAAAAAGCGTATGATCTTTCACACGCTCTTCATTCTGTATTGTTTATTTCTATGGCGACCATGTATTTTCTATTCCGCAGTATCTGTGTCAGTAGTCTCAGCGAACAACTTATCTTCTTCTGCACGTACATAAGCACGAAAGGCGTCTGAATCATCCCGTACCTGCTTGATGTTCTTGCGATATGCTGCTTGATCGTTGATATAGGTATTGGTAGTCGTAGTTGAGTTGATGTCAGTTGCTACCTGAGCGGAGAACCGTGCAACTTCTACGTTATCGATCACTGATCGGCCAGACAGATTGACCGTCTTTTCTTTTGTGAGCGCCATTATTTGTCACCTTTTCCTTTCTTCAACTGTTCGTTTTCGACTTCAAGCAACGTATTCTGATACTCAAGCATCGCTACTCGATTTAGCAATTTCTGTATCACCATTTCCGCTTTCTTGTTTTCCATTCTCCAACGCCTCGATTCGTTCTTTTAAGTTCTTGATGACTGGGATTAGTGCAAGAGCAATCCGATCATAGTTAATACCAGACAGCTCACCATCTGGCGACTTTCTTACAAGCATGTCTAATCCGGCATCATCTAGGTCTTCAGCGATCATACCAAAATACCTGATAGGTACTATATCAGATTCACCACTTGCATAGCGCTTCATTTCTGCTTTGTCATACCAAGTTGCAATAGGTACGTTTAACAGTTTTTCCCCGTAATCGGTACTGTATGAGCGTTCTATCTCTGCCTTGTATCTAGCGGCAGAAGTGGTCTGATATAAGGTACCGTCAGCCGCGACAAACATATTAGGTGAAGCACTAGTAGTGTGTGCATAAGCTGAAGGGATTCTGACCCAATCGCCTGCAACACTGATGGTTTTACCATACATAATCATATCTGGGCCGGTATTTTTGGCGTAAGTAATATCTATACCAACATTGATTGAAGGCTTGGTCTTAACAATGTCGCCATAACCCTCACCACCGTTAATATTTACATAACTGCTAGCACCACTTAATCCAACAGGTGCAGGCGTTCCGTCCGCATTCTTACCAATGAAAAGACCTAAGAAGCTCTGGTCGCCAAAAGATCCGTAAGCGCCATTAGCTGTATTCCCAGTATAACCAGAGACAGCAACCGTTACACCCTCACGGCCAAGAATTGCTGCCTGGCTAAAATTGCTTGATGCAAAGGTTCCACCGTTATAGATTCTCAAATAAGGGTCATTAGATAAGTCGTAAAATTCTGGGCTTACTAATTGCATTTCCCCCTTTTTGAGTATAACCCTAGTGTCCTTACTAGCAGTCGAAATATAGGCGTTGTCCAGATCTATATCAACAGCATTAGTGGAATTGTGTATCCTACCATGTTGAAAACCAACTTCACCACTGTTTAGGTTGATTCCTAAATTGGTTCCTTTAATCGTTCCGGAAGTGATGTTATTAGCATTCATGTTAATGATATTGACGTTGCCAGCGTCCAGCGTACCAGACGTAATCTTATCCGCAGATAGACTAGCTGCATTTACTTTTGAAAAGTCAATCGTACCACCGGAAATCCGGTCAGCAGACATTGAGCCAACTTTGATTAGACTCGCATCAAGCGTACCAGTCTTGATATTAGACGCATTTAAGTTGATTACAGATACTTTAGCAGCATCTAACGTCCCTGAAACTATGCTACCGGCAGAAAGGTTAGATACGGCAACATTTTTGAAGTCAAGCGTTCCACCAACGATTCGGTCTGCGGACATTGAACCCGCTTTGATCAAGCCAGCATTTAACGTACCAGTGTTAATGTTTGACGCATTCAGATTAACTACTGAAATCTTAGACGCATCGATCGTTCCGGCAGTCAGCTTGCTAGCCGTAAGATTAATGATTGCGGCGTCAGGGATAAAAGCCTTACCGCTAAAAACGGTGGTAGCAGCGTCCATGTACAATTTATTGCTTGTACTAAAAATCGACGCATCTGCTTCCAAATTAACATTGCTGATGACCGTGCCCTTAGCAACATATGTCTTGCCAACCGTATCTTTATAAGCATTCAGTTCCTTGATCTGTTCATCGACATCATTTTGAGCAGCATTAGCAGCTTGCATGGCTTTATCGTTTGCAGCACTAGCACTAGCGCTTGCGGCAGATAGCTTACTGTCAAAGTCAGATTGCGCGTTTTGCAACTGTTTGCCAACGTCATCAGCACGCTGTTGAGCTTTAGCGGCCGATGAATCAGCAGCAACCGACTTATTCCAAGCTGTTGTGAAGTCGTCCTGTGCTTGTTTGACTTGCTTTTCTACATTGTGCAAATCACGTGTAGACGTGATTAGAATCCAGTTACCGGCATGATATTGATACATATCAGTTTCCCCGTTGCCTAGATCCTTGTACCACAAATCGCCTTCCAGTGGATTGATTGGCTGTGCCTGGCCGTAGTAGTTGGCGTTCTTGCCGTTAGCCGAAACAGCCGCATAGTTAGCAATCCGTTCAGCCGTGCCCACGCTTTTACTAAGATCATTAACAGTGCTCGTGATTGAACTTCCCAAGAAGTCATCCCCAAGCTCGATAGTATTCTGTCGCTCGTCCAGTAGATTGTGTGTAACCTTGTAAACACGCGTGAAGTACTCAATCTTAATGTCATGGCGAACGATAGCCACCGTATCACCAAGCCCAAGATCGCCAACGTCCATTACGCTAGCTCGAAAACTGGCTTGTGGTCGTTTCAACGTCTGTAAGGCGGACCAAGTAGCTTGTAGTAGCTCTGCCGGATCAGTAATGTCTTCAAAGATTTCAATACCAATACGCGGCTTACCATCATCAAAGCCATACTTAGCAGTTGCGTCAACGTCTTCTACATATTCTTGACCGGCCGGCTTATCAGCGGGATTGCCGTTCTCCTTTGACCAGACCACATCAGCAAAGTTAATACGCCGACCATAGCCATCAGGCGTTTCTTCTGCTGTGTTGTCTTCATGGTAGACAGCTTCACCCTTACCACGACCGATCAAAGCCGTGATTAAGTTCTCTGCTGATTCTTCGCGTTCAACAGTCAACAGATTTGAACCATATTCAAATCGTTTGCCAGTTCGCTGACCTTGCTGAGCGTATAAGTTAACCAATCGATGCTCAATCTGGTGTGTTTTAGGGTTCAGTGTGATCTCGAACGTAACTTCTAAGCCGCACAGCTCTACAATCTTTTGGATTGCTTCCAGTGTGCTGACGTAGTAGAAGTTGGTCGAAAACGTACCACTGTCATACGTCTGCCCTACTTGCCACCGAGTGCCTTCAAGAGCGGTCTGCAACAGTTCGCCGGCTTTCCGGTTCTCTGGTCGAACGTCCTTGATATAGTGATATGATTTAAGTTCATCGTAAGCCGATTCGATGGCCGTATACTCGATTTGGTCAGACGATACCTTTTCCGTGACGATTTTAAAAAGCAGATACCCCGAACCGCGTGGCTGTGGGATAGCTGCGTAAAAATAAGATGATGGCAATCGCTCATTCAGTGGAACAGAGAATGTTAACTGATCAGCTGCATTGATTTCTTCCACCATCGTTGCCTCGATGAAATCACGGTCAACCAGCCATCGTTTGACTTTTTGATTACGGTCAAAAAGAAACATCTTCATAGCTGTTTTACCTCGTATTCAAGATTATAACTACCAGTTGCATTAATGTTGATAACAGAGCCGTTGCTGATATAGAAATCGTTCAAATTAGAATCAAGCGTCAACCCCATTAAGTTGTCGACGGCATTAATCGACAAGTTTAGGTTAGCAAAGTCAATCACTACCGCTTGTCCGGCATCTACACCAACTGAAAGACTGATCTTTTTGTCGGCACAAGCAACGACTAAGTTAGCTACTGCCTTAGTTGGCATGAACGTTAACTTGTCCGGTGTTTGCGGATATATCAACTCGTTATCGTTGACCTTGATCTGCGTACCAGAGCCAGCAATGGTTTTAGCATTACCATGCAGATACGGATCCGTTAACGACAACTCAATTTTGCCGATGGTGTTCAGTGTTTCACTGTCCAATGTCAAAGCTGACGCAGTCCCGACAAAGTGATACTGTTGCAAATCAGCAAAATAAAACGGCTGATTAGGTTGGAACAAGAGTTGTTTCAGTTTCTTCAGCCGTTCGTTGTATTGCTCAATTGTCGATGCCAACAACTGGAACGTAACAGTGATCTTTTTGCTCTCGATACGTGATGACAGATACACCGCACCATCATCTACGCGATCAGCAGAGTTAATCTGCCTAGAAAACTCATTCCGACCAGATGTCGATAGCGTCATGTAGCCGTCAATTTCTCGATCAAGCCAATGGCCACCATAGTTTAGCGCTTCAACGGGCAATGGCTCAGTTTCAATTTTGCGATTAATGCTTAAATCATGAAAATCGTACATATTGCCCTCCTAGAAACGATAGTTGCGTGCCAGTGATGCTTGACTGCCCTGCTCACGAGAAATGTCAGAAACAAAAGTCGTGTAGTTGGAACCGCCTAATGACAGATTGATATAAGCCGGTTGTTGTACAACGTTAAGCTCATGATCAACCGTGCCACCGAATGAAGCCCCATGTGACAATGCTCCGTTGATCCGTTGCTGCATATCAGTCATATGGATATCCGGCATAGCCGCTTCTGCCATGCGCTTAGCAGCGTTCTCAACAAGATCGGTATTCTGCTCAATACCAACAGCCAGGCCGGCGGGTACCCACTTGCCGACTTGATCACGCATGACTTTTGACGGCGATCCAATGTTAAACCATGCTTTAGCAGCATTCATAGCTGCGCTAGCCATACGAGCAGCAGCAGACGCAGCACGCCAGATTGCACCTTCAATACCATTGACAAAGCCCATGACGAAATCACGACCGGCGGATACCATTGCGCCCGTCATGGACCGTGCAGCGCTCACTGCTCGTGAAATGCCATTGGCAGTAGCATTACGTGCTGCATTCCAGCCACTAACGAAAGCTGATTGAACAGCACTCATCATACTTGAAACAACGCCGCGCATTGCTGACATACCGCTTGAAACGACCGATCGTACCATGCTCATTGCGCCCGAAGTAATACTCTTAATGCCATTCCAGGCTGACGACCACACCGAGCTAATGCCGTTCATCACACTGGAAATGATGCTCCGTACGCCGTTAATTGCAGTAGATACAATTGATGTAATGCCGTTCCAAATAGTTGAGGCAACATTCTCTATCTCATTCCAAGCACCAGACCAATCGCCTTTGATTGCATCAGTCACCGCTCTAATAACGCCTGCCACGGCATTAATAGCCGTAGATACAGTTGTTGATATGATTGACCAAATTGTCTGCACGACCGTTTCAATAACATTCCAGGCAGTCTGCCAGATAGTTTGGATTATAGCCATGACGCTTTGGATGACCGTCTGAATTCCTTGGATTTCAAGACTAATAAAGTTCTTAATAGCATCCCAGATTGTCATTGCAACGGTTTCGATCGCATTCCAAATTGTTGTCCATACAGTTTGAATCGCAGTTCCGATCGTCAGAATCACGTCTGCAATAGCTTGCATAATCGTTGAAACAACGGTTTTGATACCATTCCAAACGGTAGTGACAATCGGCAATAACCCTTGCCAGATAGTTTGTGCAGTATTAACGATTCCTTGCCACAATGTGCTGAAGAAATCTGTCAACGTACTCCATAGATTTTTAAGGGCGTCTACAATTGGCGCCATGCCTTGAGCGAATGAGCTCCAAATCCCTTGCGCAGTCGTAACAATGCCATTCCACAGGTTACCAAAGAAATCAGATAATCCTTGCCAAGCCGTTTCAACTGATTGAACAACCGGGCTAAAGAACTGTCCAAAACTGTTCCAGACATTTTGCGCTGTGGTAACGATATTGTTCCAAAGGTTACTGAAAAAGTCTGTCATGCTCTGCCAGGCTTGCTTGATACCATCAACAGAATCCGCAACGCTTTGCGTAAACTGTTTCCAAATCGCTTGGCCCGTCTTGGTTTTAGTGAAAAATACCGCCAGCGCTGCAACAACAGCTGCAATCGCAACACCAATTGCGACCCAAGGATTAGCCAATGCTAATTGTGCTACTTGTAGAACCCGCATTGCTCCCGCAGCAAGCTGAGATGTTGCAGCTAATTCACGCAGACTACCAATAGCAGTGGTTAAATCGCCAGCCATCGATAATGCCTTCATGACACGGCCAACGTTGCCAATCGTCTTAATGACGCTACCACCAAACGAAATCAGTTTACCCCAACCTTTAAAGAGGCCACCTACTGCAGTTGTAGCAGCACCGATCGCCGGTGACATACCGATGAAACTACGGATTACCTGAGCTGTACTACTATTAGATGTAGTTGCCCATTCTAGAGACTGGTTCATCATGTCTAGAATTGCACTGTTAACGCCGCCTTTAGTCTGCATTGCCTTGTTGCGCAGCGCTTCCCAGTTGCCGCCAACCTGTTCAATTTTGGATCCTAAGTTTTTCTGCATTTCGTTAGCTTGATCGCTCAGAAACTTAGTAGCTGTCTGAGTGTCTTTGGCAGCGCCATTCATAGCATTAGCATATGCTGTCCAAGACGTTGTAGTGTTATCAGACTTATCCTTAACAGCATCTAACAGTGGAGCGATTGCTTGCATACCAGCAGCACCGAACATGGTCTTAAGTGCAGCTGTCTTCTGAGCATCACCCATGCCGTCAGTTGCCGCAGCAACTTCTTTCAAAATTTGTGGGAAAGGCTTCATCTTACCAGAACTATCAACGAATGATAGGCCTAGTGCGTCCATTTCCTTTTTGGCACCCTTAGATGGGGCTAACATTTGCCTTATAGCAAAGCTAAGATCTTCTGACGCTTGTGCAGCACTAAATCCTCGATTAGTAAGCAAACCGATAGCTTCGGATGTTGTACTCATATCCATGCCAGCCAGTTTGGCAACAGAACCAATCGTAGCCAGTGCTTGTTGCATGTCTTCGATTGACGCGTTGGATAGGTTAGCTGTTTGCGTCAGGATAGCAGCAGCCTGTTGTGGCGATTTAAGGCTGTCTCCCCAGATGTTCATAGCTTGCTGAACAACGCTGGCAGTCGTTTGCAAATTTGCACCAGCCGCAGTCGCAGCTTCCGCAATCGCTGGGAATTCCTTTTTAATCGTGCCAATCGAAGCACCGTCACGGGCCATCGCAACCATAGCATCAGCTGCATCTTGAGCACTGATTGGCAAGACAGCGCCCATATGGTTGGCCACATCAGACAAGCCATCAATGTCTTTAGCCGTCCCACCGGCGATAACCGCAGCTTGGTTAAGAGATGACTGAAAGCTACCAAACCCCTTAACCGCTTTAACACCCATTGCCGTAGTAGCAGTACCAGCTGCAATCATTGCATTACCAACGCCCTGCATATGTTTGTTAACTGACTGGCCGAATGATTCAGTAGCCTGTCCGGCACGAGCAATTGTGGATGAAAAACTGGTATCGACAGCTGAAAGGACAGCTTGCACGCTGTATGATTCTCCCATCATCGTTCTCCTTTCCGCTCAGCCAGCGGGATGATCTTGCCAGCTTTCTTAAGCCGGTGGAACTCGCGCGACCTGGCCAGCAAGATTTCTGCTCGATTCTGATTCTTAACTCGCTTAGAGCGAGCTTGGTAATGTGGCTCATACGCAGACCGTACTGCGTCCACATGCTCTTGAGCGTCAAAGAATTGATCGAACTTTTTATATTTGGGCTTAGGGTGACGTTCTTCGGTAGTGGCTTGTACGGTTTGATTAGCCCACGCCTGTTCAGCTATATGTTGGCTGAATTGAACTTGTTGCAGTTCGTAAGCCTCCATTCTCAGCTGATATTCGACCATGCCCATTGCCCAAAGTGAAAGCCTAGATATGCCAATGAATTAAGCAAAATCTCGTGATACGTCTGCTCACTGTTTTGCTCTGGTCGTGTATCTAGGCTTTCATCTTTTTTACCGCCAAATTAGCTGCATTAGACTCATTGATTTCCTTAAGTACTTCGTCAAAGATTTTCTCAAGGTCTTCGCAGTCGTCCAGATAGTTATCGATCGTGGTCTGAGCAACCTTTCCATAGCTTGCAGCAAACAGCACATCTGATAAAACAGCTGCATCATAGGCACGTAAGCCAAGAATCGACCGGCTCATACCCATACCGAACTTGATACCGCTGTTTTCGACACTGGCGATTTTGTCCAGCTCACGCAGAAAACGTACGCCAAACTTCAATTCAATCTTTTTGTTATTAATAGTCAGTTCCATGACAGATCCTCCTAAAAAGTCTGCCCTCTCTACAAAGCCTTGAGCGATTCAAAACCTTATAGAGAGAGCAGACCGCTCTCTTACATTAAATTAGTGGCTGACAGGATTAGTTACAGGTGCTGATTCTGAACCAGTACCGGCATCAGCATCAGTCCATGCTGCACCACCGCCATCAGTGCCATCGTCTTTAGCATCAGTGACAACTCCAACACCACGGAAGACATAATCAAGCTCTTCTTGGGCATCATCCGGCAGATCAGTCCATCCCCGTTGTGGCGTACCATCAACAGTAATCGTCGTATCACGGTTAGATGTATCGTCTGGGTCGCCATCAGTCTCATCTTCGTTGACCGTGCCCCGCATGTAGATTGCGTAGTACTTGCCAGCCTTGTTGCGGCGCTTGCGATAAACGATCCAGAACTCCATTTTTTCGTTGTTGAACAGAGAATCAAGCAGCTGATCTGCAATTGTTGACCAGTTGTTGATGAATTCTACTTCTAGATCCGTTTCAATCGAGCTGGAAGTACCAACAGAACCAGATTTAGTTGGATTAGTGTCACTGTCACGCTGTGGGTCGAATGACAGACTGGTTTGATATGGAATTAGTTGTCCGGCTACTTTGCCTGCTTCGGAAAGCTTACGCGCGAACAGCACGACATCAATACCTTGCAGAGCCGGAATTTCGGTTTTAGCCATTGATTTTCATCCTTTCTATTTCAAATCAAATACAAGCGTATCTACACCATGCCAGAGCACAGTATCAGGTACGCTTGTATCTTGCATCATTTGGCTTTGTTGATTCCGTGGTGCAAAAGCATAACCACTAGTTTCAAAATCGCAAAAGCCTAATATCTGTAGCAAATTACTGGTCATCGTCGATGCGGTAATACGATCATCTCCGCTTGCCCACACGTGAATCATAATCGATAGCTGTGCGCTGTAGCCAGTCTTAGTGGCAATCGGCGCAGTTTGTACCGTATCAACGACAACAAAAGGGTATGTCGCATTCTCACTGCTCATTGGCAGATGATCATACGTTGTATACCCTTTTAATGTTGATTGCGTAAAAACATAGTCATATAAAGCTTGATCTGGTGATTTCATACAATCACTCCATTAAGTGCTTTAAGTCATCGATAAACTGCATTGACTGGTACGTAAAAGCAGGACCAAGCGTTGGTCTAGCTGACATAAAGCGAGTGCCATACTCAAGATATGGAAAGTAGTAGGTATGTGGTGCAACAACTGCAGTCATGCCACCATCTTGCAGTGATACGGTTGTACTACGACTGGTTGCGCCAGTTGGTTTAACCCAACGCTTGCCTTCCCAATGGCCACGGTAAGCTGCACTCATATTGCTTTTGGTGCGTTGCTGTAGAGCTGCGCCATGCTTGGCAACAATACTGCGCACTTTTGGATGAAACTCAATATTCATCTCTTCAAACTTAGCTTGCAGTTCTGACAGTCCTTCAATCTTAACGATCCTAGACATTGCTATCACCTACAATCAGCGTATTGCCTTTAAGTGGCTTACGGGATGTCTGCATGCGATACTTGGCAGTGTCATCATCAATCGTCAGGTACGACCACGACTTAGGCATAGCTGACTCCAACCGCAGTATCTTAGATTGATGGTTATAGTTACCAAAAACCTGTACAGCACGATCAACGCCCATATCAGTTACATTACCGTATATCGTAGCTACCAGCTTAGCACTGTTATCATGCCGACCAGTGACAGGATTATAGCCCGTACCTTGCGTGTAAAAACGAATTACATGATCCATTCTCATAACAATCACTTCCGATACGGATTGACGAAATAAGCAGTGCCGTTGGAACGGACATCCTTGCTATGACGCTGTTTCCAAATGTTGATATCATCTTGAAAATCGTCAAAGTCAGATGAATTGAAGGTGATCGACTCGCCTTCTTGCGTATATGACGACATGCCTTCGTTCTTTAACCGGTTGTACCGGCGCACGCACACTTCGAGCAGGATGAAACCTAGTTCTGACGGAAATTCATCTTGCTCGGTCAATTGCAGCTTAAATCGTAGAGCCTGCTCAGTATTATCGATGATTAGTTTTAATAAATCGTCTTGGCCAGTGTCCTTTAAGCGGATCATGGTCTTGAGATTAGCCAAAGTAGCTGTCTTATCCATCCCAATCACCTACATTTATGGTTACTTACCAGTGGAAGCAGATGGAGCAGAAATCGTAGCTACAACGATACCGTCCAGACGTTCTGGGTAAACTACACTGGCAGTCATAGCCATCGTCTCTACAGACGCATTTTCAGTCTTAGCATCGTGCACGATACCAATCAGACCCGTTTCATCAGTCGTTAAATTAAAGGCTTGGCCTAAAGAGCCAGACATTGCGGCGTAAGCATAGTTGATGTTTTGGGATGCAGTAGCAGCTACCTTACCTTGTGGTACCAAACCAGTCATGATGATGGTGTTGAAGCCCAGGAAGTTTTGTACGTATTGCAGGCCAAAAGCCGTTTGTACAGTTACATTCGCACTACCCAGATATGCGTAGAAGTCGATTGGGTTGACGAACAGTACAGATTGCACGTCATCATCTTCCCACTTGACAGCCAATTGCCCCAGAGCGTTAGCCAGTGCCGTTTGGAAGTTCGTGCCGGTAGCAGTCGTCGTACCAGTCATAACAAAGTCAACAAAGCTCTTCTTGATGTCCTTCTGAATTTCTTTAAGCAGCTTGTTATCCGTATCTGCCACGGCCGGCGTGAAACCAGCACCTTGAATTGCTTCGGCAGTTACTTGCTTACGGTACTTGGAGAACGTCAATTCTTCCGTCTTAGACAGCTTACGCGTAACTTTGGACAGCGGAATTACATCACCTTCAGCGGGCTTGCCGTCAGCCTTAGTTACTTCAGACTTGTAAATCTTGATCTGAGATCCTGCCGTCATTGGCGTCATCCGTGATACACCCATAATTTTGAGCAACGTTGCAACAGATTCGTTGAATCGTTCCGTAAAATCAATAGATTGTGCAATCAGATCTGCTTTCGTAATTTCATTTTCTGGAACAGTCATAATGTTTCATTCCTTTCTAGTGTTCGAATAAGCTCATATTCTGCTTAATGGCCTCCACTCGCTTGACTGGATCATTAATCTTCATGATGTCAGCTTTACTCATCTTGTTATTGCCATTCTGGCGTGGTGTGTGGCCCTTAAGCATCCCTTTTTTCGTGTCGCTTTGGATAGACTGAGCAAACTCAATCAGCGTCTGTACATTGGCGTAAGTCTTTTCGTCATCATTGGCTACTACCATGTCTAAGACCTTGTCGCTTACGTTCAAACCACTCTCCTTGAAGACTTCAGCAGTTTGTTTGATTGCTTCGTTGCGAGCCAGTTTGGCTTCAAGCTCAGCAATCTTTGCATCTTTTTCATCGGATGCTTTCTTAGCCTTGTCTTCATCAGAAAGTTTTTTAACCGACTTACCGGATTTAATCCGGTCGATCTCTGCCTGAGCGTCCTTAAGCTGTTTTTCAAGGTCATGTTTTGATGCTTGCTCCTTGCCGATACGCTTTTTCAGCTTTTCGACAATTTTGTCGGAATCAACTTTCTTCTCATCATCTTCTGGGGTCTCGATTGGCGCGCCTTGCCCAGCTTGTTCTTGATCATCAGTAAGTTGTCCCTTGTTTTGTTCATTGTCCATAGTTGGCACTCCTTTCTCGCATTTAACGTCTTGGGAGACATACTCAAGTTTTATTTAACGTCCACAACATAGGAAACGGACAAAAAAGAGCACTATCACTAGTGCCCAAAGAAATAAGTTTTAATAAACAAATAGTTGATTAGCAGTTTTGCTCGGATTTTTTTAAGCATCTTTATCACTCCAGAAAGCACTGATAGAGCATCGGCAATTGGGATGTACTGGAATTTCTGGCGCTTTATCAACTGGATATACACCTAAGCCCTTATCGTAATTGTCATTATCAGCAATCTCTCGGCAGACACGACACGCACCAGGCTCTGCATACCATTTACACCAACGATAGCCGTTGTCAGTTAGCGACTTAATCTGTGCTGCATGCTGAACACGAGCTGACTCAGTTCGAGCAATGCGCTCCGTCACATATCTGTGGTTGTTGATAGTTGAACGAACTTGGTCTTTCAGCAATCTAGCCATCTGACGAGGGTTTTTGCCTTGTATGACACCAACACTGATCACTGCATCTAACGTAGCTTTCAGTGCATCCTGGTTCGCCCAGATTCTCTGGCTAAACGTTGCACCATTAAACTGAACCACGATCTGCTTAGCAACATCACTAGACGTCCACAGCTGATCGTTCTTAGCAGTGACATTAAGGATACCAGCTTGCCGTTTCAGCTCGTCTGTGTAGTCCTTAGATACTTTATCTTGCACTGCTTGATCAACTTGCATCCCGCACTCAATCATGCGCAGGCCAATCTGCGATTTAAGCAATTCCAAACGATTGATACGCATGGTGGCATTGTATACCCGCATACGCTCATTCACTTCATCGCTGAAATCATCATAAGTAACATGGTGGCCAGCTGCTCGCATCAAATCAGCCTGATGAACCAATGCTTGTGCTTCTGACTCATACGCCGAAATATCTGCACCAGTGACAGCTGCACGAGCATTATCGATTGATGTTTCATTTCTACTAGCCAATGATGCAATCTCTCGGTCAATCTCTTTATTGATACCGACGATCAGTTGATCATAATAGCGTTTGAGTTGGCTATTGAACTTATCATCATTCTTCAGCTGCTTTAACTGCCACTCACGCTCTCGCCAGTATGCATTATTGTTCTTCGTCATCTACATCATCAGTCTTTCTACTGTCTACTGCCGATGTCGCATTTTGCAGTGCATTCTTAACGTCATCAGCCTGTTCTTGCCGTATGCGATCAATCTCGGCTTGTGGATCGTCCACAATTGACAGTGTTGACAGCTGTGTTTCTTTGCTGACGATGCCAGAGAGCGTTGATGCCGTCTGTGCTTCATCGGCTAAGTTAACCGGCTGATTACGCGTAAACTTAAAGCGCAGGTCTTGCCATGCATTAGCATCACTTTCTGGCAAAACAGTACCAACGCTAAAAACAACACGATATAAACGTCGCAAGGCTTGAGTGAACTTGCGCTCTTTGTTTGCAGCCATATTCTTCATCGGCAACAATTTGTACTGCAAGGCTACACCAGAGCTATTGCCTGCAAAGGCCTCATCGTTAAGATTTGCCACCATTGAGATTTGATAAATCATTGAGATAAGGCGGTCAATAATATGCTCTTGCATGTTGTCACCATCTGGCTTGGTGATGAAGTCCACAGTTGCATTCGTTGCGTCTGCATCTGGCGAGTAGATCAATTGGTTGTTGATGATATCAATATCCGGCTTGTCATCACCATCTTGATCCAAATTAATGCCAAGGATCTTAAGATACGCGTTGTCAAAATACTCGACTTGGTTAGCTTTCTGCGACAGGACCTTGTCTAAGGCATTGATCAACGTCTTGACATTGTCAAACACGCCCTGTCGTTCTTCATTAGCATAAAATTCAACCGCTGGGACAACGCCAAATGGATTATCGTCATCACTGACAGATAGAACATCATCGTAGTAGTCCCAGACATCATCAGCATAGTAAACCTTAGCAACCTGCTTATTATCGGCGTCACGCCAATAGCGCACGAAAGCTAGCGGCTGATGTGCAACCGTGTCATCGTAGATCATGAACGCTTCGATTGGGGATGCATATGCTAGTTTGGTTTCGCTGTTTTCATCTTGATATACAAAAGCAAGCGAACGTCCGTAGATATCCGCTTGCTTGCTGATTTCGCTTAATTTGTCTTGGAATGAATTTGTGTCGTTCCACTGCTGAAGCAGCTCATTCTTTGGCTTGTCATCAAGTGTGATCTTGGCTGGAATACCACTGAAAAAGCCATTGTAAGTATCAACGATATAGTGTGGCAAATTAGCCACCAAGCGATTATCTGGCCCTAAGCCACGTCCAAGCTTATGCAGCACATCATGATCGCCTACATACATGCGCATGTTTTCTTGATAGCCGACACTTGCCTGCTGATTATACCGAATGAAGGCTTGCAGATCAGCCGTCGTTAGCTTCTCGCCTAACGGATAGATGAAAACATTGCCAGGGAGAACTTGTCCCTTGCCGTTGATTGTCGCCATTCTCTCACTCCCTTAGATATAGATATTTTTAAGCAGCTTACCGTGTGGTGCACTAGCTCCATTGATTTCATTTAGTGCATACCTGATTGCATCAATCTCGTGGTTATACGCGTCAACAGGTTCATTGGTGTATTCATTGGTTGCTCGATCTTTCTTATACGTGTAGTTCTCAAGCTCTTCAATCGTTTTTACACACCGATCATCAACTACCAGATGATACTGCTGCATAAATGAAATGCCTTGGATAATACTATCTTTACCCTTCTTGGCTGGCCGAATGCGATAGATGCCGTCTCGCTTGATCTCAGCGATTGATTTGGGTTCAGCAGCATCAGCAGTAATCACTTCTTTAGAGTAGCCCATGTCGGTAATTACTTTGGCGATCTCATCATTCAGCATCCCTCGCTTAGCATATTCTTCCATGATGTAGATAATGTGCTTACGTTCGTCAACCTTAACGTGCATGAATGCTGTCTCATCGTTAGTATAGCCAAAGTCTAGTCCGAAATAGCTTGGCAAGTCAGCTAAAGCGTGCTGATTAAGTCGTCGCTTTTCGAAGTGTGGAAAAACAAGCTTATCCAGCGTTGCAAACTCACCTAGCGTATAGATCTTGTAGTAGGCAGGATTAGTCTGCTTAAGGTTTTCAATTGTTCTGATGTTGTCCTCATCAAGAAAATGATTGTCCTTGTATGTCGATTGATGAATCACCACACGCTTCGGATCAATCTGTACACCAGGCTCAAACCATTGCTTGTATGTCCAATTAAGCTTGGACACAGGATTGAACATGCAGAAAATCTGTCGTTGCTTATGTTTTGGCTCACGTAAACGTAAGGTAAGCTGTGTGAAGTCATCTTGATTGAACTCAGACGCTTCTTCCATGACGACATCTGACAGGCCCTTGATGGATTTGATCTTTTCAGGATCGTCCATTCCTTTGAATAAGAAAACCGCACCATTAGGCAAGCTAATCGTACGGTCTGATTTATTTACTCTGCATAGTGGTAGGAGTTTCCACGTAGACAGACAGTCTAGAACGTCGGTAAAGATTGAGTCCTTAATCGTGCGGTCAACCTTTCGCAGCCATAGCACTTTGCGCGGATACTTCCATTTGCCTAGCGCTTTAAGCACAACCTTCTGCACTACACCATGCGACTTGCCTGACGATGCACCGCCATACCAGACTTCTACAAAATGTTCATAGTCGAACAGACTATCATATATCTGGCGATTAAACACTCGTGCAGGTTTTGGAAAGTTAAGCTTAATCGTCGTCATGAGCAACCACCATCGAAATAGCTAGCAGTTCCATGATCATCGAAAAAATAAGCGTCTTGATACCTATCACATGTGGCTGACAGATAAGCATTGCAATAAACATCACAGGGATGCATAACATTGCACTAGTCATCTTCATCGTACTCACCAACTCCCACATCGATTTCAAGGCTACCAGATACTTCTTTTTTGTCAGTCCATGCACCATAGCGTTTTCCAATCAGCTCCAATGCACGGATCTGATCACTATTCTTGGTCTTAACCTGCACAATCTCACCGCTATTAGTGACTTGCTCCTCAGTGACTTCACCACGTCCAAACGATGCCAAGCGTTCCATTACTTCCTGCATGTCCATTGTTTTCTTAGATTGTATTTCGGCATTACGTTTATCCAGCTCAGCCTTAATAACAGGTTTTAACAGGTTTTCAGCACCAGTCTGCTGAGCAGATCGCTTGGAATATCCTGCTTTAATGGCTGCCTGAGTAGCATTGCCAGAGATAATGTACTCATCGATAAATCGCTGTTGTTTCAATGTTAACTTTGCCAATACTACTCACCTCCATTTAATCGCAAATAAAAAGCCAGCCGTTAAGCTGACGTTTTATTATGAATGCCTTTTAAAATATGGAATTTCTATTTTATTAGATAAGAGTCTTTGGATAACTTTATTATCTAATAAAGCCGCAAAAGTTGGTACAGAATCTTCAGTAACTTCTAATTTATTAGAACTATTCAGCACAGGAATATTTTTAAGCTCAAAGCCAGCGTCTGCATTGTTCTGTATATAGTCTTTTAAAGTATCCAAAACATCTTTAAGCTTCTGTAAATCAATCTGCTTGATTATTCTTTTTTTATTATCGTGAAAAGTTGCAAATGTTTTTGTTAAATGATCATCAGAATAAATAACTTGTTTTAATCTATCCAAATTACTTTTTTCAAAGGACACTGTTACTTTATCGTCTTTCAACAATTTTATCGGATCACTTGTAGAAGCAAATTTTTCCAACGTTCGATCAACATACTTATGCTGTGTTTCTACTGTTTGAAAAATTTTATCAAATATAAAGTGATCATCGAACTGTATGAGAATAAAAAAGAGGGAGAGCCTCTGTTTGTCTTTAACGTAACCATGCAGAAC